CGCTCCCCTTTGCGCTTAGCCCAATTCGCCAGGATGTACCCGCATTGCGGGCATATCTCGGAGCACCCCGGATATACCCGCTCGTCGGGTCGGTAGATCAAGTGGCACCGGGGACAATGGGTCAGAGGCCCTTCTTCCTTTGGTTCCGGCACGACTTTAATCCGTCACCGCCACTTCCGGCGCGGCCTGGGCCTCAGCCGCTTCCCTGGCGGCTTTGGCCGCGGAGGGCTTGGCCTTTAACACCTTGGCGATGTCCCCCGCCCTGGTTCCCTTGGCCTGTTCCACTTCTTCCCGGCGCACCAGCTCCTTGGCGAACCATCTGAGGGCTGCTTCCAGGGCTTCGCCGGGTCCGAAGTAATTGAGCAGGTCCGTGGCGGACTCAATGGGGGAGCCGTCTTCAAAGGCGTAAGAGTTGTCGGGAAGGACCACGATCCGGCGCTGAATCTCGTCCGGCTGGATTTTGTCCTTGTTCTCCCACCAGTCCAGGGCCTCCACCAGGTCCGGTCCTGAAGGAATGCACCGGATGAGCACGTCCCGGCTCTCCACCATGTGGCCGTTCAGGTAGGCGTAGCCGCCCCCCGATAGGACGCCGATGGTGGTGGTGCCCATGGTCCATTGCTTGTCCCCGAATTCCACCGGGCCAAACTGCTTGGTCTTAATGATTTGCGACATGGAGGCCCCCCTTATTCGCCCCAGACTATGGCGGTCAGGACGGCCTGGGCCGGGGCCACGGTATTGGCCACCTCGATTAAGGCCCCGTCCGCCGAAGCGTCGTAGTCGGCGTACAGCATCTTGAGCTTGTGGTTCGCCCGGTCGTAGGAGTACCCGTACCCGTTGTCGGGGTTGATTATTTGCATCGCCCGGATATATTTGGAAAATCCCATCATTTCCTTGGCCGGAAGGGGAACGCCTCCCGTCGGATAGGTCTTGGCCCCGTCCCCGAAGATGAGGTCCAGGAAGACCATCTTCTTCCGGCCCAGCAGTTCCACGTCCCTCTGGTCAAAGGAGACGGCAACGTCGGTGGCGGCAAGTGCGGCCATATCTTTGACTCCTTTTTGAGGCCCCCCGCCAAAGTCCGGCAGGGGGGCGGAATTAGGCGGACGCAATCATGTTCGGGCAGTTGCCGGGGGTCTCCGGGGCCGGGGCGTAAATGATGAACGGTTGCATCGCCCCGGCGAGACCGCCGCCGCCAACGCCCTGCCTCTTTTGCTCTACCACGAGTTGCTGGCCGGGCAGGGCCTTGAACGGCGCACAGTCCTTGTAGAAAACCTTCCCCGCGGGAGTGGCGTTGACCGTGGTGATCACGGCCTTCTCTGCCCGCCCGGTGTCGGCCCCGTAATTGGGCCGGTGGTCCAGAGCCACCTGGGAGGCGGTGGTTCCCATGTCGGCGATGGCGGTCGTCACCAGGCACCGCAGGCCGAAGACCACGATGGGTTCCAGGACCGTGAAAACGAATTTGTCGGCGGCGGCGTCGCCCACGGCAATAGCTGCGCCCAGCCCTCCGTCCGCCATGCCGGAATGCAAAGCCAAACGGTCGTTAGCTCCATAGGCCATGGTGTTTTTCCTCCTATGCTTCCTTCCGTGGGCCGGATTACAGAGACAGAATCTTGATAATCTTGGCCTCACCGTCGTTGCTGGTGTTCCAGAAAGCGCCAAACACGAAGATGCCGATCCAGGCCACCGCCCCCTTGCGACCGAAGTCGTCCTGGTAGTTGACGGAGACCCGGAGTTCCGGGGCCATGACCTCCACCCTGGCAATGGCCTCGTCTCCGAAGATGACGCCCTCGCCGATGACCGTGGCGCTCCCGGAACCGACGTTGGAGAAGGCGTTCTCCCGGTTGCACTCCACCAGGCGAATGCCTTCCGCCTTGCCGATTTCGCCGTTGAAGAAGAAGTCGCCCTTCCCCAGGTACATATGAAGCTCCTGGAAGAGACGGTCGGAGCGGAGACCCCGCATGTTCTTGGGCGGGAAGATGGCGATCCAGTCGTTCCCTTCAAAAGCCGGGATATGCAGGCTGGCGGTGATGTAGTCCCGGATGATGCCCATGTGGTCGAAAGTGAGGGGACTCAAGGCCACGGCCCCAGCCGCCCCGGTGGTGGACCAGGTTCCGGCGGCGGGACCGGTGGGGGTGAAGACCATCTTAACGTCGGAGTTTAGAAAAGCCGCAGCCGCGGCGGTATCCACCACCCCCTTCATCTGGTTCTTCAGACGCTTCTGAAGGTAGGTCTTGGGGTCGAACTTCCCTAACTGCCGGGCCAGATCGGAATATTCCACGCCCCGGCCCCACTCGGCCACGGTCAGGGACCGGGTGCCCAGGGTGAGCTTGTCGATGGGAACACGGGTGAACTCGTTGAGCCGGGCGTCAGCCGGTTCCGGAAGTTCCTTGACGTGCATGATGTTGATGGTTTCGCCCTTGCCCTTGCCGAAAGACTCCACCATCTCCGTAAAAGGCAGAATGATGGTCTCGGCGATGGCCACCTCCAAGAGGTCGTCGGACAGGGCGTGGTTTTTATAGATGCCCAGGTCGGCGTCGAAGGTCCAGTTATGCGGCGTGGACATGGTTCATCCCTCCTAAATCGTCCGCATCCGCCTCTGATTGGCCAGGATGCTGTTGATGGTCTTGCGCTCCTTGGGTTCGCCGGGGCCGGGGGCCGGAGCGCCGCCGGGACCGGCGCTTCCCCGTCCCAGGGGCCGGTTCCGGTTCTGAATGTCCCGAACCTTATCCTTGTCCTCCTGGGCGGTTTTCTTCAGCTTGCCGATGAGACGCTTGGTCTCCTTAATGGTCCATTCGATTTTTTCGTCCGTGTCCAGGTGAGCCGGGGCATCGGGAGCGGTGCGCCAGAAGAGGACATAGTCGTCGGACCTGACGGGGTTGCCGTCGTCGTCCACCCCGGTGTCTTCCATTTGCAGACCGGCTTTGGCTGCCAGACGGTTCGCCTTGTCCCACAGAGATCGGCGCTGGCTGGCGGCTTCGGCTTCCTCGTCGGTTTTGGCCTTCTCCTGGTCGAAAATCTCCTTGGCCGCCTGTTTGTGGGCCGCAGCCGCGGTCTTCAGGAAGGACTTGATGGCCTTGGTCCAGATGGCGGACATCTTCTTGAGGTAGTCGGGGTCTTCCCGGTCCAGCGCAGTCATCTCTTGCAGGTGCTTCAACATCTGGGCTTCGGACTCTTCGTCCACGGCGATCTCCGCCGCCCTGGTCTGGATTTGCTTCTGCAAGTCGTTGAACTTGCCCTCAAGGTCGGCGAGCTTGGCTTGCAGGCTCTCATTCTGCTCCTTGAACCTCTGGGCCTCGTTCGCCTTCCGGGACGCCAGCTTGTTCACCTCGTCGTAGGCTTTTTCCGCCTCCTCATGACTGGCGTACTTGAACTTCCCCGACTTTTTCCCCTGATCCTCATCCTCCTCTTCGTCTTCTCCGCCTTTCTGCTCCGGCGGGGCCGTCTCCTTGCCCTTCCCGGCCTCGGGGCCTCCTTTGCCGGTCTCGTCGGGACCAGGGGTCTTTTCCTCTTCGTCTTCAGGAGGAAGGGCCGGGTGTCCCGATAAGAGCCGGTCATCGACGCTGGGCCGCGTTTTCCGAATCATGTCGGTGATCTTCGACGCGCCGCCCCTTTTTAAAGGCGTGTCCGTTTGTTCCGGGTTCGGGGTCTTTTCCGGTTCGACTGGCATGGTTCAAGATTCTCCTTGGGCTGACGGGTATCCCGCGGGGCCGTCAGGGTTTCTTTCTTCCCCGGTATCCCTTGGTTCGAGGGGCGGGGAAGAGGACTTCCGCAGCTTCAGGCCCCAGGTGTTGCATGAGCTTTTTCCGGGCGATGCCGGGGCCGACCCTAACCTTGTGGCCCAAGCCTTCCAGCACCTTCAGCAGGCTCCCGCAGGCCGGGTCCGGGGCCACGAGTTCTTCTACCCTGGTTTCCAGGGCCTTCAAAACCTCCATCAAAACCAGGTTGGCTTTGCTTTGGGGGTCGGCCAGTTCCAGAAAGGCGTGGAAGCCTTCCTTCACCTGGGCTTCCAGGCGGGAAAGCTCCCCGGCCCGGCGCTCCCCCAAATCCCGCATGAGGGGCTGGCCGCTCGCGGGGTTGACGTCCACCCCGTCGCCGCCCAGGGGCCGAAAGACTTTGATCTTGGCGTCGCTATGGGTCATTGCAAGGGCCTCTGATTGGATTGGGCCTCTCCGGGTTGCATCCCCATTCCGGGAGGCATGGAGGCCGCCACCGTGTTGGCGGCGCTCAAAGCCCCGGCTTCCACCACCTGTTGCTCCTGCACCGCCTGCTGGGCGTCGTCTATGGCCTGGGCAGTCTGCTCATCCACCAGCATTCCTTCGTCCCGGAGATTCAGGCGGTTCTCCAAAGACTTGAGAAGCTGGTAGGGGCGCAGATAAGGCCGGAAGATCGCGCCTTTGTCGCCCTCAAAGAGGGGGATGATCACGTCCCGGATGTGCTGGATGATTTCCCAATCCCGCATCAGGCCGGAGATGCCGGAGACGTGGAACGCGCCGGTGGTTAAAAGCGGCAGGTCCAGCCCCAGGTCGTTTTTGGCCCGGAACCTGGCCGCCAGTTCTTCCCCCACCAGTTCCGCCAGTTCCGGGTAGGAGATGTTGGCGGCCACGGTCTCGGCCCCGGCTTCGATGGCGTGGAGCGCCCCGTCTTCCAGGTTCTTGCCCACCAAGCCGAACACGGTGAGGCTCTGTTCCAGGTTTTGGGCCGCTTCCCTGGCGGTGACTTCCGCCCGGTAGCCGGGGAGACCCTGCACCACGTCGTGAACCAGGGTGCCCCGGTCGAAGTTCTGCGCGCCGAAGTTCATGTTGGCCAGGACTTCCGAGGTGATGAACTTGCGGTCCACGGTGCGCACCGCCTGCTGGCCGGAGGTGGTGTCCCTGGTGTGGTACTTCTTGCCGGGGAACCAATCCGCGTCCAGGGGGTCCACCAGGGCGTTGACGTTGATTTCCACCGGGGGGTTGACCACCCAATTCAGGTGGTCGTTGTGCAGGCACAGGAGGTTGCACATGAAGTACCAGAGGGAGCGGACCCCGGTGAGCAGGCCCCGGCCATCGAAACGCAAGAAATTGGGAAGCGGCGAGAAGGCCATGCCCGGCCAGCGCAAGGTCTTGTAAGGGGTGGGGCGGGGCGGCGAGATGACCCGGCCCCCGGCCACGGTGAAGGTGGCGTCGGGCATGAGCATTTCGCCGTTCTTGTCCAGGATGGTGCCCCAATACTCCGACACCAGGACCATGTGGCGGTAGGTGGACCGGGACCAGACCTGCTTCTTGCGCCGGGCGATTTCTTCCTGGGTCACGAAAAAGTCGTCGGGGGTTTCGCTCACCGCCGCCTTGGGCTTGATCTTGGAGACGTTGACGAAGCGCCCGGTCTTCTCCTGCTCCTTGAGGACGTGGTAATCCAGCCATTCCTGGTGAATCCAGTAGAGGCCGGATTGGGGGTCCCTGGACAGGGCGTCGGGGTCCCGGTGAATCTTCCAGGGTTCCGCCAAATCAAAGGTGAGGCCCCGGCCCGGCTCCCAGATGGGGATCATTTCCAGAGAGGTGCCCACCGCGAACCCCATCCCGGCGGAATCCGTGAAGCGGGTGGGGAACTTGCCCCGGTTGCGGCCCAACTGAAGACCCATGAGCTTGCGCCAGAGGGATTCGGCGTCTTTGTTCTGCTCGTTTTCGATGTTGAGCACCTGCACGTCGAAAGCCTTGCGGACGACGCTCATGGCGAACTGCACCGCGGCGAAAGGCTTGGGCAGGACCACCTGGGACTGCCACTCCTCCTTGTCCGCGTACTGCGGCGGGGTTTCTTCGTTGTAGACCCGCCAGCACTCGGCCTGCTCTTCCCGAATGGGCCTGAGCGATTGGACGGAGTGGTCCACGCAGTCGTCCAGAAAGGCGACCAGGTGCTTCTCGTCCTCCACCGCCAGGGCTTCCGCCCGCTCCCGGCGCTCCTGCACCTCTTTGGGGTGCATCTGCTGTTTGCGGGTGATTTCCCGCACCCGGCGCTTGACGGCTTTCTGGGGGTCTTCGGTGAATCCGGCCACTTTCTTCTCCCGCTACAGAGGCGGCAATTTACGGGTGAGCTTCGCGTTCGGGGGCGTCTTCCCTTTCCGCTTGGGCAGGCTCCCCGTGGGGGTCGAAGCGAACTCCTTCAACTGCCCCAGGTCCATGCCCTGGGCCATCTGAAAGGAGGGCGTTCCCGGCTTCAGCCTTTTCCCCTTCTTCTTGGCGTCATAGGCGATGCCGGACGCGGCTTGCTGGACCTTGCTTCTCGCTGGCATGGGTATTCTCCCCGGCGGGCTAACGGTCCCACCTGATGGCGTCGAAATTGGCCCGGTAATTCCGGGCGGCCTGGGCCTCCGGGGTCAACAGGGCCGTCTCCGGGGCCGACTCACGATTCTTCTCCCAGGCGACTTGCTCAAAGTTTTCGGCGTAACGGTCGGAGCATCCCCGCACGTGGGAGAGGTCGCCGGTGGGATACGGCGGCTCCCCGTCCCAGCCATCCGGGGGCCGGAAGACTTCGCCGTTGACCATGTTGCGGAAGACCGGGCGAGACTGCTTTGCCCCGCTTTTGTCCTTCCCCATGTATTGTCGGAGGGGCCACCAGCCCTTGTAGCCGTGGGTCTCTAAACGGGCCATCTGACCCTCCCTCCCACCGCGTAGGTCGAAGTCCGCCGCCTGGCCCCCAGGTTCATCTGCCGGTAAAGGCCCAGGTTGTTTTCGAAGGTCATCTCCGGCAGGCAGACGTTGCAGACGTTGGCGAAGGCGTCGCAAACATGGGACACTTCGTTTTTCACCGGCAAGGGGTTGGTGATGTTGCCGCTCAGATCGGTCTTGTAGTGCCAGAGACCTTCCAGGCCGGAGATGAGGAATTCCAGGCGGGGGTCGATGATGATGGCCGGGCGGCCCTCGATGTTGGTGTTGAAGGCCCGGCCCACGCCCCGCTTGATGTTGTCCCACTTGGAGGGGCCGGGTTCGAAGCTGGTCCCGAAGGCCCGCTCGATCACATCCGCGGCGCTCATGTTCCGGTTGGACTGGTCCGGCTGGCGCATGGAAAAGTCGCCCACGTCCCGCCAGACTTTGGCCACGTCCTTCCACCGGGGGGAGTTGAGCAGGGGCATGACCTTGGACGTGATCAGGCCCCTTACGTCGCCGCCCCGCTCCAACCGGCAAACGTCCAAGAAGACCAGGCGGCCCGCGGGGGTGATCTGGGCCAGGATGCTCACCGGGTTGTGCCACCCGTCCCACCCCCGCACGCTCACCAGCCCCGCCGCGGGCTTGAGGTAATCCTTGGCCACGTGGACCTCCCGGACAAAATCCGGGGCCGCCCGCTTCCCGGCGTAAACCGGGGCGAATTCGCCCTTGACGTAGCGCAGGTACGCGGCAGGATCGTTCTTGTAGGCGGCTTTCACCGCCTGGCGGGAGACTTCCGAAACGTGGGGGTTCTCCCCATAGGGGATGAACCAGACCTTCCGGGTGATGAGGGGATTGTCGGGGTCGATGACGGGGTCCTGGATGAGCCGCTTGTAGGTCCAATGGGACTTGTCCGCGGGGTTCATGGAGATTTGCAGGCGGGCCTGGGTGCCCTTCTGCCGGGTGCAGCGCACCAGGGCCACCTTGAAGACCTCTTCGCTCAGCCCGGCGTTCTGCCGGTCCTTCAACGGGGCCGGTTCTTCCAGCCAGATGCAGGCGAATTCCGGCCCTTGGAGCTTGTTCAGGGCGTTTTCGTCGTCTATTCCCAAAAGCCAGGCGTCCACCGGCGGATTGGAAAAAATCCGCATTAACTTGTAATCGTCGTAGAAACGAACCATTGCGCCGAAGTCTTCCAAAATAGACGGCACTAACTGCATCTTGATGTTAGTATGGGTGTCCCTTACAATAGCCGCTCTTATTGGTCTGCCGCAGCGTTTTGCATGGACCATTAAAGAAACGAATGAAGCGAAAGTTTTTCCTTCGCCGGTGTTGCTGATGAGAGCGTTTACAACGGCGTCGGAAAATACAAACTCTTCCTGGGTGTGGGAGAGTTCGAATTCTAGTTTAATTCGCTTCATCTTAATCGACATGATGTATTTCGATTCTAATACCTGTCAATAGCAAAATATTATTGCGTTTTTACTTGTATTATGATAAACGGCGGGTAAATCCTAATTACGGAGGGCATAATCTTGACCGAAAAAACTGTGCCACAGGACAAGCTGGTCCAAGAAAAACCGGTGGTGGTGTTGCGCAAGGTCTTTAAAAACGGAAATTCCTTGTGCATCACCCTGCCGCCGGACTGGTGCCGCCGGTGCCGCGTCAAAGCCGGGTCGTTCCTGCCCTTGATCGGGTGGCCCAAGGACCTGACGGTCCTGCCGCCCAGGGAGTAGCGCGATGGGCAGGGGGTTCCGGCCCCGACCCCGGCGGAAATGCTTCCGGGGCGACGCCTTGCGGCGGGTCCGGGAGCGGCGGGGGTTTTCCCAGGCCGACGCCGGTAAAGTCTGCGGGCTGACCGGGGTCAGGATGAACGGCTACGAGACGGGGAGGATGGAGCCGACCTTGCGGGTCTTCCGGGAGATGGCGGAGGGCCTGCGCCTGGGATTCGCGGAGGTCTTCGAACTGCTGAACATCGTGCCGCCCGGCCTCAGTTATCGGGAGTTCCGGGCGTTTCTGCGGGCTTGCCGGGCGGAAAACCAGACTCCGGCCATGGTTTTCGCCCAGTTCATGAAAGCCTATGCCAATGTAGAGGAGATCAGGCCATGAGGATTGTGGTGCGGCGGTTGGCCAGCCTGGTGCTGGTGGGAGTGGAGCGGAAACCGGGAGAGATTGAGGCGGTGAGCCTGACGGAAGGGTTCTTTGAGGCCCTGTTCGGCCTCAAGGCCGTCGATTTCCCCCCGGACGGGGACCAGGTGGCGGTCCGGGTCAGCGCGGAGAAGTTGGGGCGGTATGCACCGAAACTTGAAGAAGAAGTTTGACCTGGTGCACAAGCTCCTTTGCACCGACTGGCGGTTCGACCCGGAAAAATCCGAAGATGACGGAACGCTGCTGATCTTCACCCGTGGCAGCTACGAGTTCGGCCTGGCCCGGAAGGGGATTTACCTCGCTCATGAGGGGGGCGTTCTGGGGGAATTGAGCTACAAGGCGGTCCACCTGCACCATAAAAAGCCCACCGTGCTCATCAACGTCACCCCGCGCCTGCAATGCTTCGATCTGGCGGACCCCGACGCGGGGCTGCTGCCGCCGGAAGAGGTCTATGGGGACACCGTCTTTCGGGGGATGCTCCTGCTTCTGCATAACTTTGTGGACCGGGAGCGGCGAGCGCCCACCATTACGGAATTCCTGAAGGTCTGCCACCGGAGCCGCAACCATGAGATACCGGCGGACTACAATAAAATCCACCAGTTAATCAAAATCGGGAGCGGAAGGTTTTGGTATCTTTATAAGGATGAGAGGCGGAATCGGATAACTTCGCTTCCCTTGAAACCGAAATAGTTGCCGCTCTCCCCCCCCCTTTACCTCTTTGCATTTCGTGAATTTAGGATACCATTGCGCCTTGAAAAATTTTTCCCTTTGGAGGGGTTTTGTGCTATTCTTTCTTACGCAATTCCCTTTGGGTGCAAATGAGAAATATTGCGAAAAATTAGCCTATTAGATATTCAAGGGAATTTATAGCAAGGAGCTTTAAAATGGGGATTAATCCAAAAGAAGTTACAATCAATGAATTGTTCGGCTCAACGCCTTATTATATAGATTTTTATCAAAGGGAATATAAATGGAAAAAAGATCATGTGATTTCATTACTTGATGATATCTTTCATAGATTTGACCAGGATTATGATCCATCTCATGACCCATCCGATGAAAACATAAGTAAATATAGCTGGTATTATCTAAGTTCTTTTATGACGAATAATTACGATGGAAAAGTTTTTCTTGTCGATGGTCAACAGCGCCTTACTACTCTGACTCTGATCTTAATTAAACTCTATCATTTAGCAGATAAATACGAAGTAGATTTTTTAAAACAAGTAGTTGAACGTAAAATATATGGAGCAGATATTACTGGATATACTTACTGGATGGGCCAGGATGGTCGTACAGCGATACTATCATCTTTATTAAAAGATGGCATTAGCAATATACAAACTGATAATGTTACTCATTTGAATATGATGAGCAACTATGATGAAATAAGCAAATATCTCGATAATAAGCTCTCTGATGGCCACAAATTTAAATGTTTTGTTATTTATCTGCTTAAAAGAATTGCATTAGTCAGAATTGATATTGACGATTACAAGGATGTTCCCATGGTCTTCGAAGTGATAAACGACCGCGGGGAGAAGTTGAAGCCATATGAGGTTCTTAAAGGCCAACTATTGGGTCAATTATCTAAACAGGATGTTCATAAAAATTACCTACCTATTTGGATAAAAAGTATTGAGCCTATAGAGGCAATCGGTGATGCTGAGGCTGACAACTTCTTCAAGTATTACCTTAGGGCAAAATATGCCGACACTGCTTATCACCATCGGCAATTTGAGGGGGATTACTATAATAGAGAAATATTTTCAAAAGAATGGGATGCAAAAATAGGATTAAAACAACATATCGACAATGTTAAAAATTTTGTCTCTAAATTTTTGTTTATTATGCTAACCTTTATAAGAAATTGCTTAGTGATAATGTTTACGATTCTCAATATGGGGAATATGTCTACTATAATAGACTTAATGACCAAGATAGACAATATATGTTAATATTGTCTGCTTGTAACGTCGACGATAAGCAAGAGAATGATAAAATATTTGAAATATCAAGACTATTGGATAGACATTATGTTTTACTACAATTGTATGGCTGTTATGATAGTAATAGCTTTACAGAAATATTAATAGATATTAATAAAGAAATTCGCAATAAAGATTTAATTGACATCAAGACCATTTTTGATAACCATCTCTTGAATGATATTGAATCCGTAAAAGGATTAGGAAATATTAACCTCTTTGATTATACCTTCTTTAAAAATGCCAATACCAACTTAGGAATTAGATTTATCCGGTACTTTTTTGCAAGGATAGAAAATATTATTGCAAAAGAAATTAACCCTAATTATAAGTTAAGTAAAAATCACCTCTGGGATTTAGTCAGAAATACTGGGCATAAGACAGGATACCATATAGAACATATTTTGGCTAATAACGATGAAAATAGGCACTTGTTCAATAATGATGAAGAGTACTTCCAGAGAGAAAGAAATAGGTTGGGTGCCTTATTATTGCTTAAAGGTAAAGATAATATATCATCAGGAAATGAAAAATTTAAAGATAAATTAGCAACATATAATAATGCGGATATATCTAATAGGTGGAACAGAAGCTTGTCAGATACATTTCATCATACTAACAAAGAGTTTCAAGATTTTATTAACCGTTATTCTCTCCCATTTAAACATTACAATACATTTGACTCAAGTGCGGTTGAAGAAAGGCATGCTCTTTTATTTGATATGGTTAAGATTATTTGGAGTTAGTTAAGCCGTGGTTTCACCTTGAAACAGTCAATGACGATGGTTCGGAAAACATCCTCTATTAAAACAGAAGCTACCAAAGGACTTATTTCTTCTCTTTAACCTTGGTGGAACCACAAGGCTGGGGTTTGGGGCATTCTTTTTTGGTGGCGTCGCCCATTATTCTCAGGCCGTTTGTTATCTTAGCCTTGTAACCGCAGTTCTTGCAGGTGGTCCGGCATTCTTCCGTCCAGTCTTTGGGCATTTTCCAGGGTTTTAAGCAATGCCCAAGCTCATTGGCCTTCATTTCGGCCCATTTGGTCCATTTGGGAAGCCGCGAGTTGCGTTCCCGGACTAAAATGGCGTAAATGCGGCTCCGGCTGACGTCGAACTTCTCCGCCAGTTCCTCGATTCTCCATAAAAATTGGGCGTAAAGCTGAAATATCTCCTCATTCCGCTCCTTCTCAGCAACGGGCATCCCGGTCTCCTTTCGTATTCTCTCCTAAGTCCGTTCCTTGGTGGAGGGAAAGTTTTGCCACCGCATTGGTATAGAATAGCTATTTTTTCAATGATTGCAAGAGATTGTCAAAGCAAACCTCATTTAAAGTGGCTCCCAAGGGGATTACCGGCCTCATAACTCCACCTCGGAGGCTTTTTTCAAGTCGCCCAACACCGTCTTGATTCGCTCAAAGCGCCGGAAGTCCTTGTCCATGTCCAGGAGCAAACTGAGCGCCAAGGGCACGTGCTCCTTGAGGTTTTCCAGGGCGTCGATAACGTGGTTGATATGGACCCGCAGGTTCCCATGGGCGTCGAGCGGCGGCGGCTTGGGGGCCGGTTGGGGCGGGGCCTGAACCACCGGGGGCGTAGGGCGGCGGCATTGCCGCCTGCCGTTGTCCTTGCTTGATTGGTCCGTCTTTTTCGACACAATCATCCGCTCCTTCAGCGCCTCGAAGTTGGCCGGGAGCACATACCGGCTGTTTTTTTCGCGGGGAGCGCCGATGAGCGTCAGCAGCCCTCTCTTTTTCATGCCCAGGACTCGCTGCTGAAGGCCGCTCAAGCTGACTTCGCCTTGGTAGAAGATGTCGTGAAGCTCCTTGATGGTCACGCCGCCGGGCTTTTCATGCAGAAGAAGCTGAAAGTTCTCCAAGGTCTCGAAAGTTTTTGGGCTGACGCTGATGGTCTTTTCAATCTGTTCGCTCATAGGTCAATTAACCGATAGCTTCTCCCTCAAATCCGGGTTTTGCAGGATGGCCAAGGCCCCCAGTATCCTCAGGATCGGTCCGTTTTCTTCACTGTTCAAAAGCCGGGCGATTTCCGGGTTGCTCAGGAGCCAGTTGAGGTTGGCGATTTGCCGATGTTTCAACGCGGCGTGGGCCTGGGCAAGCTCCTGGGTCAGTCGGTCCACTTCCTCCTGCAACATTTCCGTGGTCGCTCCCGGCGGGATAACGGTTTCCGGGACGGGTTCGCCGGGCACCCGGATAAGCAGGGCCGCTTTGCCTCCCCGCTCATTGGCCCGCCTTTCCGCTATTTCCAGCCTGCCTTTCCGAACCAGCCGGTGGACCCGCTTCCGCAAGCAATTAATAGTCACGCCCGGCCTCCAAGGGCAACCTCTGTTTTCATAGAGTTGTTTAATGAGAATGCCCGGCTGATCCGGGTGCTGCTGTTGCAGGAATTGCACGCAGGCTATGATGCCGTCTTCGCTAAAGCCCACTCGTTCCCTCAAGGAAAAGTATTGCGCTGCTTCCACGTTGCTTCACCGCCTCCTAACGGTTAATGGGATGCGCTCAAGGCGTTTTCCGGTTTTTTCTTCTTGAACCGCTCTCTATCCGGGCACGTCCCCCAATGAAAGACGTAGCCCTGGATCACCTGGCCGCTGGCGGTGCAGATGGTGACCTTGCGCCGCTCCACCGGCATGTTCTGGCCCCGCTTGGTCCTTATCCAGTAAATGGGGACGTTGCACCCCTTGCAAAAATCCTCGTTCACTTAAGCTATCTCCATCGGTTTACGGCGTCCTGGACTTCCAGGTCCAGGCGGCAATGCTTTTGGTCGTCCGTGAAGGCGATGGACTTCACCCTGCACTTGAGGGTGATGGTCACCGGATCGCCGCGCTTCAGCGCCCGAACGTCCTCTTCCCGTTCTTCCGGCTTATTGACGGAGCGGCCCGGAGCCGTGCAAAAAACCACTTGGACGGTGAAGCCGCCCGTCGTCGCCGGTTGTGGGGTTTCTTTCGTCATTTCGCCTTAAGAGACGGGGGTCCCGGAACTTCCGTTCTTAGACTTCTTCATCTCTTCCAGCTTGTCCCGGATGGCGTTGAGCAATCCCTTGGGAAGCGGCAGGGAGCCGATGGTGACGTCGTGCATCTGGATGGCTACGGCGTCCTTGCCGTCCTCTTCCTTGGTGGTGTAGGCGATGACGAACTTGCCGTCGTGCTTGGCTATCTTCATGCCCGCCTTCTTGGGCCGGTAATGGAGGTCCACCAGGCCCCAGAAGACTTCCATGAGGCCGTCCCGGACCTTTCCCAAGCCGTCGATCACCGCTTTCGGGCTGATGCGCTCAAACTCCACGGCATAGCTCCCCACCTGGGCGAACGTCTTAACCATATCCGCCAATACCGGGACCTCCAGGAAATCCGTGGCCACGATCCGCTCCGGCGGCACTTCCTCCACTTTCTCCATCATCAACGGGGTGATGGTGTCCTGCGCCTCAAAAGCTTCCGGGAACACGGCCTTTACTGCGTCGCTTAACATTCAGGTTTGCCTCCTGTCAGGATTATTAAAAAAATTATCCAAACAAGGGCCGGGGTTGTCAAGATATTTTTTGAATCTGTCATAAAGTTAATCCCTTATATAATCAGGCTTTGAACCTATGACTTGAATGTATTCTACAAATTCCCCTTGTCATCGACAGGTTGTCATCGACAAAACCCCGGTGTAGCCGACATCTTCCCCCGCCTTATGGAATCCAGGCCGTTTTCCCATAAGGCTGAACTCACCGGAGCTTTTGCAAAACCCCTCCTTATGAAAATCTCCCTTCAGGCCATAATGTTCCGGCCATGCCTGATTCGACCCATAAGAATATCTGCCAGATACCTTTAGTTTTTTGAAAATTGTCTGGGGGGAACATATAGATACCGGGGGGTAGGAGTCCCATCTCCGATTTTTGGTTTTTTCATGTTATATGATAATGCCTTGTTATGCTGGGGCTTGCGGCCTAAGGCGCATTAATGAAATAATATGTTATTGCACTATAGTGACCGGCATTCATGGGGATGCCTGGGTGTCTATTTACTTCCGAAAATACGGAAAAGCGGAAGTAAGATAGCCTTCATACCCGCATCATTACTGCTTTATATGACTTTCTAAAGATTTTTTTGCATCTTGCCCTTGACATATCTCCCGGATATGATTACCTTGATGTTCCCCGGCGTTATAGGGGCCGGGCGGACCCTTGCCAATCCTGTTCCTAACCTTCTGGCTTTAATCTCCAATCTCATAACGTTCGGGCGGTCTACGGACGTTATGGGCAAATCGCATCTTCTCATAAGACGGCGGACTGAGGACCTTTGCCCTTAAGCCGGAGAGCTTGAACCTGCCGGGCTTAGGGGCCATGGAAGACCCTTATATATCTTAAGGGTCTTTCTTTTCTTTCTATCCTTAAGGAAAGGAGAGCGGGAAAGTCATGAAGCTGGCGGAGGCGATCAAGATTCTGAGACCGGAGAGGGCGGACCTGGACGGCCTGAAGGCGGCTTACCGGGCGGCGGCGCTGAAGTGGCACCCCGACCGGAACGGCGGCAGCCTTGAGGCGCAAGAGATGATGAAGGCGATAAATGAAGCCTTTGAACTCTTGAGGGACAACCTGGGGTTCTGGACCGTGGGCCAGGGGACCGGGACCGGGGCCGAGGACGGCGGCGGCAACGGGCGGGGCCGGACCTGGGGACCGGCGGACCCGGAGACGGAAAAGGAGTTAACGGCGGTCTATGAGCGGATAAAGCACTTTGAGGGCCTGGAAATCGAAATCTGCGGCAAGTGGTTATGGGTAGGCGGGAACACCCTGCAATGGCGGACGCAGTTGAAAGAAGCGGGCCTGTCCTGGGCCTCCAAAAAGCAAAAATGGTACTGGAAGCCGGGCGGGACCAAAGAGCGGCGCAAGGGCTATAAGTGGACCATGGACCAGGTAAGGGAGCGCTACGGGAGCGAAGACCTCAAGACCGAAAAGCGGGAATACATCTTTTAAAGGGGGCGCGCACA